ATGCGAATTTGCTTCTGATTGATTCACATAGTGGCAATCGCCAGTGGGTATTACCATAGCTCCTATTTTTTTAGCTATATCTATTAACTCAGCAGAGATCTTTCTCTGTTCACCCAACCCATGGTCTTGTATCTCGATGAAGTAGTTGTCTTTACCAACAATATCTTGCATCTTTTTTGCTGATGCCAAAGCAAATTCATAATCATTTCTCAGTAAAGCTTGGCTTACTTCGCTATTTAAACATCCGGATAAAACTATAATCCCGTCAGAATATTGAGAGATAAGCTCATGGTCTAATCTTGGCTTAACATAAAAACCATCAGTATAAGATTGGGAAGACATTTTAATGATGTTATGATAACCAGTATTATTTTTAGCTAATATAGTTATGTGATACGGGCCACGTTGTTCCCATTCACTTTTTGCTTTACCGGCTCTTTCTTCTTCGTCTCTATCCCATCTTGTTTTTCTTGCCTGATAAAACTCAGAACCCAAGATTGGTTTGACGCCTAAAGCTGTGCCAGCGTCATAAAAGTCTAGCCAAGAGTGGATATTGCCATGGTCAGTAGTTGCCAAACCAACCATGCCAAGATCCTTAGCTCTCGTCAAATAGGCTTCTACCCCACCGTGTCCATCCAACATGGAATAAACCGTGTGGTTATGTAGATTTGTCCAATTCTTCAATTTACAATCCTCTGCTTCTGTCGCTGCCGTCTATTGCACTATCTCTAGTTTCTCTGTAAGTAATTATAACTACTCCACCACAATATCTGCAGGGTACGTTCTTGCCTTCTTGAGCAAAAGGGCTATTCATCATGTACTGGTTAGGTTGATCTGAGTGGCATTCGCTGCATACTCCGATAACGTCATCTGTATTATTCACCATCTGTTGTTCCTCCTTTCTTTTCATTGGTATAAGCAAATCTTATTGGAGACGGAGAAATCTTCTCGCTAGTCTCTACAAAAGTTTCACCAATTTTAATCCATTTGTTCTTATGTTCCAATGAACAATCTCCGCAACCAACTCCTGCGGAATTAGCTCGCTCGCAAGTATAAGGTCTCCCCCCAATGCCAGCTTCTCTTCTTTTGATCCAGTCATTTATATGAGCCGAAGATCTACCTGGATTATAATCATCACAATTGCTAAGTATCTCATGCAGGTATTGTATTGAGTCATCTGTATAGGTTAGTATAGAGCATAGGAACAATCTAGACTCGTGGTCCAGGTGCTTATTCTCTTTAGCTTCTTTTTCTATTCTTTTGATTGCGCTGCAGCTGTGAAGTAATCTGACTTTATTAAAAACTTTTTCTCCATCACCAAAAGAAGTAACTCTTTTGGAACCATGTTCATTGAAGTAAGCAAGGGGGTCTTTAGGTCTATTTTTTTCTACTTGCATTTGAATAGAGTAATCGGTATACCAATCACAAGCCTTTAGATCTCGTTCTTGTTCTGGGATAGAATAGTCTTGTGGTTCAGAAGAATATTTAACGATATCTTCTAGCGAAGAAAACAAAATAGAATTATCTAGCTTAGTTTTATATAGATTAGTATCCTGATGTATGGAGCCAGGTAGTCTCCACATTCTTCTTAGGTCATAAACACTAAAGTCCAAAGAAGTCAATTGCAATTTCTTAGATAAGTCATTGGCTATAAATCTAAACACACTGTGGAGGTCATTGCCGTTAGGAATTCCAAGAGCTAAAGCTTCACACTCTATATGGAATCCCTTTTTGCCAGTGTAATATACTATTAACGATTCCTCGGGAATGTAATTAGAAAGATAAGAGTATAATCTCTTACACTCCTCTAGGGAAACATTAACGTCTTTGTTATCTATATCAAAATAAAGTGAACCCATTCTGGTAGCAACGTCTATGTCCTTAGAGTTATACTGCCACACAGAAGTGTATAGCCCAAGGTTATTGTACTTTTCCCTAAAAGCATCTAATCTATCTATATCTACTAAGACAGGATCATCTTCTTTCTTTATTCTTATAATTCTACCTAGAGATGGCACGTACTTGGCGAGCTCTACGTATCTCCAAGCAGAAGTATACCTAGTATTGTCTGAGGATATTCTCATTTTATATTCAAGCTTCCAGATTGATCATTATAATTATAAAGAATTTTCTTAGCATAGTCTTCCATGTCTTCCGAATAGGTTCTGTAGTATACCGATTCAGCTATAAAATATTCTAGATTGTTTAATATAAAGTATCTTTTAGATATTCTTTCTTCACTGTCTATCAACTAAAACTTCCAACGTTCTTCTATTATAGTATCTCCATCAGTTATATAATGGACTTTTGAAGCAAGGTTGTCTGCAAGGTGCACTATGACTTCTAGATAGGTGATAGGTATAGTCTCCGGGACTGGTGACCAAGGACCGAGGTGACACCTAACTAGTCTAAGGATTGATTGTATCGTCTCTTCATCTACAAATAGCGTTGAAGATTGAGATTCTCCTGCATACTTCTTGTCATAAGCTTGACATTTTTCAACAAAATGGCCAACAGTATAGGGGTGAAGTGGGTCGTAAACAAAAGACTTATCATCATCTTTGGACGTAATCCCTTTAGTCAAGTCATGTAGTAGGCATGCAGCGTAGACTAAGTCTCTTTCTTCTGTGTTTAAAGAGTAGGAATCAGAAATTACTTTTGCAGCTCTCACTACTCTTTTGGTATGAAGGGCATTGCCGCCCTTGTTATGCTCATCAGGTGGATGAAATCTCCCAGAAAAACTAGATGGTATTTCCCAAAAAGAATTAGATCTAATTAAAATAGATTTAACAAAACTTTTTATTCCGTCATTAATTATTAAATCAATTTCTTCCGATAATGGCTTTAGGATTACAGCCTCTTCTTCAATTGATATAGAATCTTTTTCTTTATTTAAAATATCATCAAGTATTGATTTGTTAGCCAAAATGAATGCCTTTCGTTAAGACTAATAGTATATCAGCTGGTTGGGGCTTCTATGCCATCCCAGGCTTTCCACTTTGAACAAGGTGTATCGAATGGGCATTTCTTACAGTAGATTGTCTGACCTCTTCTAGGAGCAAAAACTTCTGTTTCGTTGATAGTATTAGCCCAATATTTTAAAGAATTAGAATCTTCTTTATCTATTTGAAAATCCGTAAATTTTTGGTTAGAAGCCAATAGATCATAGTATCCAAAATGAGCTTGATTTATTTTAGCGCCAAACTTATGTTTAAAAGCTTCGTGTAGAACAGAAAAATCAACTTGATACGTATCTGCATGAGAGCTTCTAAAGTTAAAGACCCATTTATAGACATAGTATTGGTTATCTTTAGCTAAGATTAAATCAAAATTACCGTCTACTTTTGTAGAATCGCCTAATGGTATTATAAATGGTTGGTCTATTGATATTGGTATGGAATCATCTTGTGAATATATATTATAAAAATTTAAAAGAGTAGAGGCAGCTCGTGAAGTTAGACTTGCATTATTGCCATAGTAGCTCTCATGCTGTTCATGAATAATATCATAGGAAGTCATATCTTTTGGATACCATATTTTTTCCCACCTATTCAATAGGGATGCATAAGATGGGGTGAACCCGCCTTGTTTTTTGTAAAAGAAAAAATTGATAACACTTTTAATTGTATTTTCAAATTTTTGTGTAAACACATCTCTAGATGGGATAGTTTCATTTAATTTTTGCTCATGCCTATAACTGTATAGAAGAGCGCATGTTTGGAAGTCTTTAATGGACTCCACCTTTAGTTGTTTCATATATCAAAATCTCCATCATCTAATAAATCATCTAGTAACGAACTTGTATCGTAGTCTTCCTCTGTTACGGGATCGTATTCTTCGTATATCTTTTTAGAGTCTACATACCTAACAAGTGGTGGGTTATAAAGAAAGCTAGAACCTGTAATTCTGTTTTTGGGTATCTGTAGTTGCATTATATTGTCGTCTTCAGAGTCATCCCCACTCAAAAGTTTTTTCTCTGTTATAAATATAGTAACAGCACACTTTTGTTGGATGGCTAGTGATCCTCCGGTATCAGACTGTTGGACTACTTCTCTTTTTTCTTTCATTCGATTAGAGTTTTCTTGTGCGGTAATAATCAGAACACAATTCATGTCTCTAGCAAGCTTCTCCAGCTTGACCATCATCTCTTCAAACTCACCCCATCTAGGCTTACCTTTGCCACCTTTGGTGAACATTGATTGTATAGTATCAATTACTACGATGTCAGGAGTCTTGTTTGAATGCTCAATTATATCTTTGAGCCATCTCTCTAGGTCCTCAAAGTATGGAGTTTCCGGGTCATGCCTAACCATGAGTCTGTCGCCCCACTCTGCTAACTTAGCCTTAAACTTATCTATGTATTTTTGTTTCTCTTCTGGACTCCATGTATCTGCGTCTTTGTACACGTTCTTGCCAATTATCTGGGTCATAAGGACTCTTTCCCAGTGACCAGTTGCTTCTTCAAAGTTGACGTATAAAGCCGTATACCCATTGTCTACCCAGTTATTAACTAGGCACTTAGCAAAGGTGCTCTTACCCTTACCTGAAGCAGCTATTATGGCGTGAACTGCACCCTTAAAAAAACCACCTTCATCAGTATAACCCATAGCTCTATTGAGTGCCTTAAATTGAGTTGGCACAAAGCTTGGTATGTCCAGCAAGGATTCTACTCTATCAGAAATATCTTTAGCCGTAGTTAACTTATCAAATGGGTTATAGTTTAATTGATTTTCTAGTTCTCTAATTTCAGAAGTAATTAAATTAATCCTAGATAAATCTTTTTCAGACTTACTGCCTTTTTGGTTCAGGATAAGCTGCAACTCTTGCAGGTAGTCGATCTGTTTGCGTTTATTGGCTTTATGTTTAACCAATTGGACTACAGAATCAGAGGTTGAAAGATCTAAGGACATCAACAAGTCCATCATCACTGTCACTCCAGCGTTACCACCAAGCCCCTCTTTGATGTCAGTTTCTGTTTCTAGCCAACTCTTAAATCCAATTGGATCAACTACATCTAGTTGAGTAGCGGTATGGTAGGCGAGTAGGGCTCGATAAAATTCGTGAATCCCCTTTTGCCCATGGTTAATTCCCACTATTAAAGGGTCTAACTCCTCTGAGAAATACTTTATAGCCCCCTCTTCTCTAAGAGATAGGGCAAAGATCTGATACTCTATTGGGGTATCATCAAGCTCTTCAAGATTATCGATTGTCATTCTTTCGCTTTTCTTTCATTGTCTTGTAAGCTTTTTTTCTTTGTTCAGAAAGTTTTTTCTTAGATTCTATATAAAAATCAGAAGAATACAATTCATTCTTAATCTTCTGTTCCTTGACATGAGGCGAATGCCTAATGGCATCTATCATTCTATCAAAAACAGATTGTTCGGTAAGTTCATCATTATAGCGGATAACAACCAGAGCTATGCCTCTTTCCTTGCATATCTCTATTTTTCTTTTGTCTCTCTTAAGCGCTTCTTCAAACTCATACTTGGATTCAAAAAATTTAGAAGTATAATAGAAGTGTTGCCTACCGTGATACTCCGCAGCTAACTTGTAGCTTGGACAGTAAACATCTAGTCTAAGCTTGTCTTCTAGATAGAATTCATTAACTATCTTTTCGCTGGGCAATAGCTTCTTCATAATATTAGTTAAAGCTGTTTGTCCTCTAGATACTTTTTTTCTAGATTCTTTTAACCAAGAAAGACCTAATTGATTTATCTTTTTATTAACTCTAGCTATTGGCCAGCCAACTTCTTTTGCTATTTGATTTAAGCTTAAAGAAGTTTCAAATAATAAATCAACTAAGTATTCTGTATTGTCAGATTCTTCTTCCCAATTATCTTTTTTCATTAGTTTTAGTATTTGAAAATCTACTAGTACTAACAACTCTTCCCAGGTCAAGTATCGACATATTTAATGTCTCCCAAATCTTAGGGGCTAAAGCGGTGGCTAAAAGCGGGCAATCCATAATGCAGTAATCGACTTTACCATCAAGCTCAGCTATCTGTGCATGTATGGAATCTATCTTATCAAAGTAACCATTATATGGAACAGCTATAATCTGCTGATTGGTCCCAAATATTCCCTGTATCACTTTTTTGTCATGAAAAGTAACGATTACATTTTTTGAGTCTCTAATATAATGATTAACAAATATGTCTACGACTTCTTTTCTAGTGTTATAGAAGTGCTCAAAAGTATTTAAAGAATAATAGTATCTATTGTTATTCAATCCTATATTAGCTAACTTACCTTTTTCTATGTCGTAGGCAATCTCTGCAGGGACTGCCTTCAGAAAATTATCATCTTCAATTGCAGCACAATTTGATATAGCTTTAACGAAATACTTTGGAAGTTTTTTTTCAGAAGAAAAATTCAAAGATGCTATAGCAGCAGGGGGTAAGTTAATGAATGCAAATTTTTCTTTTTCATCCATCTTTTTAGTTAGATCAATAATAGACTTAACTGGGTCTAGAATTATGGAGTCGTTACTCATTTAAATACCAAAGTTTCCCCAGTTAATTAAAACTGGATTAGGGTCTATTATAGAATTGATGTGATCAAGTTGATGGAAAGCTCCACCATCTAGGGTGGAATATCTTTCATACTTCATAGTTTTGTCTATGTCATGAGTATAGCCTAAGTGCTGCATGATGAGGTTGGAATCTGCCCAGTAATTTCTTTGCTGCATCCACTCCCCTACATAAGTGGGTTCAGATCCACAGGCAAGGGCTCTGTTATGGAAACCTCCACCTTCTTTGAAGCGGAAAATACGAGTAGAATTATTTGGAGCCCAAAGTTTATCCACTCTATACTGTGTTTCATTCCACATATGATAGAAACGAACATTAACTATATCAAATTGTGATTTAGCTAGAACATCTCTAGGGGCCAAATCTCCTGTATGGTATAGCATCTCATCACAGTCTATTGCTATCACCCAGTCACCAGGCTTTGCAAACTTCTCTAGGTTACCCCAAGCTCTAGCTCTTAATTGACCCTCGTGCTTAGAAAAAAGCGACTCTTCATTAATGAAGACTTCAGCATACTTAGATGCAATTTCTGGGGTATTATCTGTAGAACAGTCATCGGTAAATATAATTTTATCTACCTGTTCTGATAGTCTCTGTAGGACTGGCTCTAAAAATCTAGAGCTTTCATTCTTGCCTACCATTTGTGCATAAATCATATGTATTCCAGTCTAAGGTTAAATGGAGGGCCACATTAAAGCAGCCCTCCATTATACCAATATTATAATTAGGCTATTGTCTGCTCGCGAGCTTCAATTGCAGAAATGCGCTCGATCTCAACATCCTTGAACAAAACTTCACCAGTAACTCCACGACGACCCATGGCAAGCTTCTGAGCATCTGTTTTACTATTAGCCTTGACGACTGAAGTTGTTGTTACAGTAAAATATTTAAATTTATTGTCTGACATTGTTTTCCTTTAGATTGTAGCTTTCGCTATTTAATATAAGAATATAATTATAACACCCAGTAGCTCAATAAGCAACATTCGATAACATCAAATAAAAAATTATTAATCCTTTAAAGTATAAAAGTTTGTATAGGAATACTTTGTCCCAGAAATGATAGGTATAGTGGAGTGAACTTGAAGTGAGTCAAATAGTATAAGGCAATTTTTTTTAGGTTTAATAGAAAAATACTTTTCTTTATTATCATTATAAAAAACTAAATCTCCACCAGAGTAATTGTCATTAAAGTAAAAAACAGAACTTAAGTAAATTGTTTTTTTCTTATTTAAAATATCTGATTCAGTTTCATAATGCCAGTCTATATGTTTTTTAATAAACTGATTCTTTATATACCTTACTATCACCTGTCCACTACATAATTCAAATTGTTTAGGATAATGAGCTTTAATATGTTTG